CAACGGTTCAATTGCGATGGCGCGATGAGTTTGCGCCGTCTTCGGGACAAAAGTTACCTTATTATAGCTGACCACCTTAAGCCGGTCGATGAGAGCCATGCGGCCCTCCAGGACGCTAGGTATAGGATCACCCGGGATAGAATCCGGGTTCACTATATACCGGCGCCACAGCTGATCCGAGAGGATCGCTGCTTCGGCATAAGGTAGTGCCCTTGCAGTGACAGTGTATGGTGCAGCGGCAAATTTATAATAAGCCGTTGTTCTGTCACCAGTCACACCTAACGCACCGCCTGGTCCGTGCCTCGTGTAGTCATAGATCTTATTAAGATCTAGAGGACCTAACCACCGGGTTATGAGAAGCCGCGCAGTATGATATATACTGTGAAGGCCTTGCCATCTGTTTAACTGGCGATAACCCTTGGATCGATACCACCTCAGTCGCTTATTGGTTCGTGTACACTGCCTTTCGGCAGATAACGACTTATCAATAGCTTTCTGAAGCGGGTCGAGTGTGGCAACCTTCCCAAAAGGGTACTTCTTCAGGAAGGACAACACAGAAGTTGCTGCGAAGTAAGCAGCGGGCGACTTGTACATCAGTGGGTCGCCGAGGCTCTGTATATCGAAGTAACCTTCAATAGAGCGTGAGCTCGAAACCGCTGTAATAGCGGAACGAAGGTCGGCTTCAAGGTGAGGCTGGTCCAAAATCAGCTTGTCGAGTAACTGCCACGGTAGGTTGTGGCTAGAACTCGCGGGTAGTTTCTTCCCGAGTTCACGGAGTATCTCCTTACGGAGCGTACCCCGGGGCGATAAGTTGCGTTTGCTCATTATCACTCCACCTTAGCTAAGCTGTTATCAGGAACCCGACGTTACGTCGGGATCGCACCCGTTTCCACCGCCGTTTTAAAGACGGGGTCACGGGCTAGCAGCGCCGCATGCAAATGAATCGCAGTGCGGTCCGCGGACGTAATCGGCACCGGAATACTGGTGGCGAGGGTAACGACAGCCTGGTATTCGACGCTATTTACCGTAAGGAAGATAGCGCGCCGAAATTCCAGACGTTCGACACCCGGAAACGTCGCGGTGGGCTTCGGTTGAACACGTGTCAAAGAGACCACGCTTCTGCCTGCGCCAACGCCGTTATTCCAAACGGCTTTGTCACCCCCTTGAAAATAAGGGGTGTAAAGCAGGCCGGTACCCGTAGGGGAGACCAAGGTTGTTGCTAGTTGCAGGTTATCCATTTGACCCTTTCGAGTCGTTCATAAGCGAGTAGGACCTCTAGCTTGTTGCCCCAAAAGGGCTATAGCGTCGAGGGCTCGCTTGACGTTCAGGTTTAAACTGAATGGTGGAAGGGTGAGGGGTTTGTCTAGGGAAGGGACTCGACTGATCCGTGACTTCCTGTATGTATCTTTCAGGCCAACTTGGCCGGATCGATGAATACGGGTCGTACCAGAGGTCTCATCTTCATACCCTATACATTTCCGGCTAACAAACCGAAAATCAGCAACCCGATAACCTTCCGCTAGTATTACAATCCCAAGCTTCGGGGTGATAGCCTCTAGCCAATTGCCGATCGGTATAAACCAATCAGCAACGAAACTAAAAGGAGCAAGCTCCCAAAAAGCTAACGGGAGCTCGGTCACACCAAAGTCACGAGCCGACTGATATGTTAAATCAGCCGTATAGAGGCAATAGGCGCGGGCAGAAATGGTATGAGTCGTTTCGAACTCATAGGTCTCCGTCCCTACAAGGGATTGGTATAGCGTTTTGCTATACGTCCTATGCAGGGTCAGTTCGGCCTTACCACGCGCAGTAGCTCTGATAGGTCTAGAGCGACTTTTATCTAAAGCCTTGAGTGCTCCTTGAAGATCCATGATCAAAGGTCTCCAGCCGTAGCGATACTCCAGCCATCGGTTATAAACCGACTGCTGGAGGAAGCGAGACTTAGAACCCTTCGACAGTTGACCACCGATGGCCTCCCCAACAAGGGAAAGGTTACCGGTCCTAATACCATGTATGAGCTTACCAAGCGAACTAGCTGTCTGCCTGATAAGATCGATGGTTTTAGGGAGCTCAACAGCAGCAACGATACCTTGGACCGCAAGAGGATTTATGCGGCTTCTAGCATCGCTCGCAGCCTTGAACGTAAGCGGTTGCTCACGAACAAGGTTAGGGAGGTTACCTTTAAGATCGGTATCCCCCGCATAACCATCAGTAACGACAGCACCATAGTGACCGAGAATTACTTCGGTATAAAGGCCGGCGATATCCGTTGGGTGCGTATTGACACCAAACATTGCAATGGAGCCGTAGATAGTTTCTTCACTATCCATGGACATAGCGTTGTTAATGATGCCACCTTTGCTGACGATGGACTTCCATCCAGGCGTAACGATATCAAGCATCACGTCGGATCTACC